ACGGCAGCACCGTCGCTGCAGTATCGTTTTCCAACAGGCTCGCCTCGATCAGATAGTTGATCACCTGCCCCGCCGCCGTCGGCGCCGCCAACGTGAACGTCGTACTGCCGATATTCACCCCGATCCGAACCAACGAGTTGGATGGCAGCGCCGGCAACGACCCGAACGGGGTCGCGTCAATGGCGCCGAACTGCGTGATGCTGCCTGACCCGATGGAAACCACGAGCGACGCCGGGGAGGTGGGGACACAGGCCAATCCATCGACCACTGTGGATGTTCCCAGCACCATTTGCGCCAGAGAGCCCACTGCAATCATCGTGTTGCGCTGCGCACCGAGCAAATCCGTGTCGAGCGGAATACTGCCGGGATATACGATCTGCCTGTCCACGTGGCGTTCCCCCAAAATCATATCAAACGCGCTTAGTTGGCGCGTAGTAAGCAAGCAGCCCTATTTCGAAAAAAAGGACCAAAAGGCTTTTGTCAGTTGAGTCCGCAACACCCATCGGCTCACTAGCCAGGGGCTCAGCTGCGTATTTGGGTCCAAACCCGATAAGTCGCCGGCATGATCGCCGCAGCCGCCGCAAAGATATCGGCATCCGTCACTTGCGTCGTGACCATTGCCTGATTGCCGTAGGCAAGCCTGCCGCCAGTCCCATACCCTGCCAGACCGGCGATACCGCCACCCAGCGGCCGTTGAACGATCAAAAAGCTTTGTTGCGGCAGGGATAGATTTCCCCACCCGCCGGCAACGCCATACCCCGCGCCGCCCGCATTATAGCCGCCTGTATCGGCTGGCCGCGCCGGCTCGAACACGCTTACCGGGCGCCCGGTCACCTCTGACATCGCCGCAACAAGGGATTCTCTAGTACAGCGCGGGCGAAGTAACTCTAACCCGATTCGAGCCCGGTAAGGTGTGTCCGCTTCGCCAGCCCGTCGTGGCAACGCAGCCCCGAAAAAGTCGGCCGAAATCATATCAATGAAGCCGCCATACGCGGTCGCCAGCCTTGCCTGCGCGCGAACCGCCTGGACCAGCGTATAAATGTTGGCCCAGGCCGTGCCGAACCCACTCAGCACGGCAGTTTCATTCGCCGCAGTATCGGCAAACCACCTCGTCGGCAGAACCCGCTTCAGGCGGCTGACGAAATCGGCCACATCCCCCAGCATGTCAGCTCACCGTGACACTGTTGGCGATGATCACGCTGCCCGCCGAAGCTACCAGATCTCCCGTGCCGCCGTTGATCGTGGTGGCGGTCACACTGGTCACACTCGAATCGGCATTATGTGCCAGCGCGTCCAGCTTTGAGATCGCCAGCGTGCCCGCCATAGGCAACCCCGCAATCCAAGCACCGATTGCGTTTTGGATCACGGCACAGACCGTTGCATGGGTCAAAGCATTCGACGTCGCCACCGTCATCTGAACCGATGCGTGCAACACCGCCGGTCCGGTGACGGCATAGGTCGCGCCGAGGGGGCGAACCGCCTCCACCGCTGCGCTCGCGTTCGCCAACAATATGTCGGGAGGTGTCCCCGTCCCGTCGTCAACCACCACCCAGAAATTGCCTGGCTGGGGTTGATTGGCGGTGTTGACGTTCTCCAGCACCATAAACCGTAAACCTTGCTGTAACGAGGCAACCGCGTAATCAACAGCGCTCACCGTCGCCAGCGATCGACTGTTGATATAGAGCTGAAACCTGCTCCGCAGCGCCGCATCCGACTCAGGATCCAATCCACTCACGAACGGCTGTGCATTGCTCACATAATCCACGCCCGTCACTGCGCTCGCCAGCCAACCGATGGCACCCGCCAGGATGTTGCCGGCCGCCCCTGGCGCCAACGCCTGCACCGGCACCAGAACATCCGTGGCTGCACTTGCCAGCAAATAGCCACCGTTCCCGTTCCACGACGGATTGGACGATTGCGCGACCACCACAAAACCTTGCGTTCGATCGGCCGTATAAACCAGCGCCCCCACCGGAATGGTCGTCGCGACACCCGCCGTATAACGCCCAAAATCCACCATACCCAAGCTGGGTGATCCGGCCAAACGCATCAGTCCAAAATCCGCCATCCAACTATCCAGGTCGCCCGCGTTACTGGTCGCCGCCCGCGTCATCGACAAGACTTGCAGAATGAGCCACTGCATCCATAGCGCCACCGCCCCGCACGCCTCCAGCAGTGCGCGCAACACGCTCCCGACCGACACGTCCACGAGCGCAGCAGAGCCCCCCTGTACAGCGGCCGCCATGCTTTCCAGCAAACTGGAGAATTTTTGCAGCGGCAAGATCATTCTAGGTGCTCACTGAAAAGGTCAAAACCTGCGTTGTTCCGTCTATCGAATCGACATATCGGATCTGCACATATACGCTGCCGTCTGGCACGCCGCGCACGTCGATCACCGGCTCGGGCAGTCGGGAAACCGCCGCCTCCATGAATATCTGGCTGCGGATGGCAGCCCTGATCGCCGCTACGTTGCAAGGCATACCTACGAACTGCGCCAGCCCCGCGCCATACGCCGGATGCCAGATATAATCGCCCGGATTCGTCAGCAGCCGCCGCAACACGCGCTGCTGTCCCAGCGCGGTCCCCGCCGCCAATGCCAGGTCACCGGTATTGCCCGGCCGAAGATCCTGCCCCCACAGCAACGCCACATCCTGCATCAGGGCTCTCCTTTAATCCGTCGGTTGTGGTCCTGCGTTATCCGGCGGATGCACGTGCGCATTGTAATGACCGCGCAACGCCGCCAGCGCGCCATGCCGGTCGTACACATCTCCACTCACATGCAGGTCGCCGGTATGGTTCCACCTGGCGGCGGAACTCTCGATTGACCCATCATTGTGCAGCTTGAGAAAACTACCCGTCTTATGCACCAGCCAAAATTCGCCCACCGGCGCCTGCGGCGGTGCCACCGCATTCGACCACAGCCGCGCCAGGATAATCCCCTGCTCGGCATCGCCTTCCTGCCAGATCACCACCACCTGGTCGCCCGGCGAAGGCAGGCAAGCCATTCCCCATCCCGCCCCCACCCAAGCCGACGCAATCGGCAGCCAACCAGAAAGCACCGCCTCCGGCTGCACCGTCACCCGCGCAGTAAACGTTGCCGGGTCCACCGAAGAAACCACCGCAAGTCGCGGCTGTGCCCAACTCTGATCCATCTGAGCCGACTGCGCTTTCACATAATTCAGAAAGCGGTCCATGCCGGCAACCTCGCTTCCAACACCTGCACAAAGCCCTGCTGAAAATCGATCCGCCGTTCCACCTCGGTAATCGTCCAGGCCCCGTCGAAGTCGGTGCCGGTATCCACCAGCGTCAACAAGTCACGCGGCTTAGTCGTCACATCGCCGGGCATCTCGATGCTGATGCACCGTTCGTGCTGCGACATCTGCGTCAGTAGACGCTGCGCCATCGCCTGCGCCGCCTCGTCGGTCAAATTGGGCCGCACCACAACATAGGAACCTGCACCACCGGTGCCGGTGGCCGAAATCGCCGTCTGAACCACCGCCTTCTGCCCCCGGCAATCCCAGCTCTTCACGCTCACCTCGAGGCCACCACTCAACATCAGCAACCTGCGCAAGCGCACCGCCATGCAATCGCTAGGCGCCAGCAACAGATTATTGGCCATCTGGTCTGGCGGCGCGAAATTCAGTACCTGCCCCTCCACCCAAACATCGAACCCCTCCCCCTCCGCCAACCGGATCAGCAAATCCCACTCCGTCGTCGACCGTGCATGCTGGTCCAGGGTCACCCGTGAGTGACCACTCCGGTAGTTTCGACCGACAAGATTTGTTGTCGCAGTAATCGCAGCCTGCAATCCATGTCGCGCCGCAAGGGTCGTCGCAATTTCGCTCGCCGTTTGATTCTCGAAGCTCTCCCGCGTCCGCGCCGCGATAAAGCGCGACGTCAAATCCCGCCCATCCGCCCGAACCAGCCCACGGCCAACATCGACGTCCAGCCGATCCACCGCCCCATAAATGAGGCTCGCCCATCCGCCAGCCAGCCCAACCTTGATCTCCACCATAAAACTGTCGCCCATCCAAACGGCGTACCCACAAGCATCTAACGCCACGCTCAAGCAAAACCGGCTTGCCGCCAGATGATTGTTCGCATTGATTTCGACGTCGATGATTCCAGGCAGCATCTGCCCGTTCACCAGAACCAGAACCTCCGGCGCCCGCGCATTACTGGATGCCAACCCCACCTCCCGCGGTTGGATCAATCTCCGGCAGCAGCAAAACTGTCAGCCCGCTCAGCCACGGGTCTGTGATACTGTTCAGTGCCGCAACTCGATTCCACTGCGTCGCATCACCCAAATACCTCGCGGCCACGTCGAACAACGTAACCCCGGTCACGCTCACCGTTCGCATTAGCGGACGATCCCTTGCAAATTCCCCACCGCCCGGTCGACAAACCCCTGCGCAAGAGAAAGCTGCGCCAGACTGCCCGACGCACTCACCAGGCTCGGCACATCGCCTGCCTCCAGGCCCCGCTCGGCCACGCCCAGGCCCTGCGCAATCGAACCCTGCACACCGCTCAGCAAGGTCAGCATCCCCGAAATGCCCACCGCCCCGGGGGAAAGCGCGCCCGACACTCGCGCCGCACCCAAAATGCTGCCGACATCGACAAACCCGGCCGCCACAACGAGGTCCGCGATGATGTCGTCCGCCACCGACCCGATCGTGAGGCCCACGCCCTGCGCCAGATCGATCAGAACCGTGCATTCGATCTCGTAGGTGATCCACCAAGGACTGCAAAACTCTAAGTCCAGCCTGGAAATAACTACATCATAACAATAGCTGTCCCACGCCAGCGCCAGCACGCTCCCCGCCGCCCGCATCGCATCCAGCGTGCGCGCACGCTCCCCCGCGGCCGAGCCGGACAGCACCCCACGCCAAGCCAGCGCCGCATCATCCCGTCCCATCGTGTCAATCACACGAGCGCCACCCAGCAGCT